TGTTAATAAAAATATTCATTGTTGACAATATAGACAACATAGTAAAGAAAGCGTTACCTCTAAATTTAACTGAATATGATGTTGTTTTACATCTATATTAAGTAATACAACATATTTATAAAATAAAATACCATGAAGATATTAGGTCCAAACGATTCAGGAAAAGGAATATTAGTAGAATGGGATGCTGGTTATATATCACCAAACGATTCAAGAAACGCAGAAGTTATTAAAGAATCATATGGTCAATTAGACCACTCAAAACCATTCGTTTTTTATGCCGTACTTCAAAAGTTTGATACACCAAACAGAAACGGTCGTATCTATCCTGAAAAAATATTACGTAGAGAAGCCGAGAATTATAAAAAGGCTATTGATAAAGGTTTATCTATTTCAGAATTAAATCACCCTGAATCATCACTTATTGATTTAGACCGTGTGTCTCACCTTATCACTGATATGTGGTGGGAAGGAAATGTATTGATGGGTAAAATTAAATTACTTACTTCACCAGGTTTCCACGAAAGAGGTGTTGTTTCATGTCCAGGTGATATGGCGGCAAACCTTATGAGACAAGGAGTTACTATGGGAGTATCATCTCGTGGTGTTGGTTCATTAGTTAAAAAAGGTGAACGTAATGAAGTACAAGATGATTTTGAATTAATTTGTTTTGACTTAGTATCATCTCCATCTACACCTGGTGCTTACTTGTTCTTAAACAAAGAAGATAAAAACAAGTACGAAGAGAATCTTGAGGAAGAAACTAAGTTAAGAGCTCAAGAACCAAGAATCGATGGAGGACAAGGTTTGAACAAATCGCTTGACTTAATGAAGAAGTTATCCGATTATTTAGGATATTAAAACTTTTTATTATGGACGAGAAATATTTTGTAGCAAAAATTCAGTACGATTTACCCGATGAGAATAGTGGTAAAATCAAAAAAATTAGAGAAGAAAAACTTGTGAGGGGTTATAACGTCACTGAGGTTGAGGCCAAAGTAACTAAAAAATTCGAAGGTTTTCCACATGATTGGAGAATTACAGCATGTGCTGAAAGTAAAATCGATGAGGTTTACGAGTAATATCGGTCACTTATCAGATAATTTTTAAAATCGGGTTAATACCCGATTTTTTTTTGCTATTACTATTAAAATTAACTTTTTTCTAATATCTGAATATTTATATAGTAAAATAAACGCTTGCGTAATAAAAAAATGGCAGAGAATACTAAAAAATCATTAGTTGAAGAGGCACTATTACAAATGAAAAATTTGGAAGAAGCCGTAACTGAAAATGCAAAAGGAATACTTGCTTCTACTATGAAGGAAGAAATCAGTGAACTAGTAAAAGAATCATTATCTGAAGAAGATGAAATGGTTAACACGGAAGTCGAAATGGATGACGTAACTGAACAAGAAGAAGTTGACGTTGACGTGGAAGACGAAGAAGAAGTTGAAATGGAACCTGAAATGGGTGACATGGATGCGGATGAAGATTCTGAAATGGAAGACGAAGACATGGGTGATGAAATTGACATGGAAGACATGTTGATGTTAGACTTACCTGGTGACGAGTTGGAAGTTGATGATGAAGAAGAAGTTTTACTTCCTCTTGACTTGACAGGAGCATCAGACGAGGAAATCTTAAAGGTTTTCAAGGCTATGGGTGATGAAGATGGAATTATTGTTAAACAAGACGGTGATGAAATCCACCTAAGTGATGAAGAAGAAGATGTTGAGTACATTATTCAAACTGAATCGGAAGAAGATAAAATGACTGAAGTTGACGAAGGTGAAGAAAACACTGACCCATTCGCTGACGCATCTGTTGAAGAAATGGATGAGGAAGTTGTTTTTGAAATTGAGATGGACGTTGATGAGGAGGATGAAGAGAAATCAGAAATGGTTGATGAAGGATGGAACGAAGAGGATATGAGTGAAGAATATGGAGGTAAGAAAGGTGATGATTCTAAATCTCACAAAGACTATGAAACTACTGAAGAGTGGGGAGGTAAGAAAGGTGATGATTCTAAATCTCACAAAGACTATGAAACTACTGAAGAGTGGGGAGGTAAGAAAGGTGATGATTCTAAATCTCACAAAGACTATGAAACTACTGAGGCTGCACGTACATTAGGAAATGGTGATAGAAACTACCCTAAGAGAAAAGGTTTACCAAAAATGAAGGTAGAACCTAACAAGTCAGTTAATGAAAGTGAATTAAAAGCTGAAGTTACTTCTTTAAGAGCTAAAAACGAAGAGTACAGAAAAGCATTGAACATCTTTAGAGAAAAGTTAAATGAAGTTGCTGTATTTAATTCAAACTTGGCTTACGCTACTCGTTTGTTTACAGAACATTCAACAACCAAACAAGAAAAAATAAACATCCTAAGACGTTTCGACTCAGTTGAAACATTGAAGGAATCTAAGACTTTATATAAGACTTTGAAAGAAGACTTTGACGGTAAAGAAACTGTAGTTAAAGAATCAGTAGAATCTAAAGTACAGAAATCACCATCAAAAGGTTCGGCAACAAATCTTATTGAGTCTAAAACGTATGAAAATCCTCAATTCTTAAGAATGAGAGATTTGATGACAAAAATTACTAAATAAAACCTAAAATTAAAAAAATACTAAAATGGGAGCATTATTAGAATCAGGTCTTGTTGGTAACATCGGTTTAAAACACTTGAAAGTTATCAAAGAAGACACAATCAACAAATGGGACAAATTAGGATTCTTAGAGGGTCTTAAAGGTCACGTTAAAGAAAACATGGCGCAGTTGTATGAAAACCAAGCGTCACATTTAATAAACGAAGCGGCAGCATCAGATAACTCAGGTTCATTCGAAACTGTAGTTTTCCCAATCGTGAGAAGAGTATTCTCTAAATTGTTAGCTAACGATATCGTTTCTGTACAAGCTATGAACTTACCAATCGGTAAATTGTTCTACTTCGTACCTAAAATTCAAGGGTATAACACTCAACCAGGTTCTGAAGACCACTTCGCACCTATCGGAGCACCTAACGGACCAACACAAGCAGCAGCATCTGCGGCTTATAATACAGGTAAGAACTTGTATGACCGTTTCTACGAAGGTAACGAAGCTGACTTAGACCCACCAGGTTTATTTGATTACTCTAAAGGTGCTTACACAGCTGTTACAGGTGATGTAGGTACTGTTGCATGGTCAAACGGTGACTTAGTAACTTCAGGTTACGGTGCTGATGAGTATAGAAAAGTATTACTTGTTATGACAGGTTTCACTAACTCAGGTACTTACGGTAAAATGCAAGGTCCTGATGGTTCTGTTGTTGATACAGAATCATTCTTGTCAGACTTAACAATTAATGCGGTAACTACTGCAGATGGTGCATTCTCAGGAGCAGGTTCAGGTAACTTGATTTTCAGAGTTGTAACACAGAAATACGGTAAAGGTATCGTAGAATATGGTGGAAAATCAACTGCAACATTCCCAACAGTGGGTAACGGTGGTGAATACCAAAACATCTGTGATGCTAATGGTAAGATTTACTTAGAGGTTGACTTACAAGAACCAGCGTCAATCGGTGCAGGTTCATTGGACGGTTACTCAGGTTTAACTACAACTATCGCAGGTTTAGCAACTGCAAATTCTCAGTTTACTGCAACATACAGAGTATACGAAGAGTTAGAATTTGAAGATAAAATTGGTGAGGTTTCTTTCGACTTAGAATCAGTAACTGTATCAGTTACAGAAAGAAAGTTGAGAGCTCAGTGGTCTCCTGAATTAGCACAGGACGTTTCTGCATTCCACAACATTGATGCTGAAGCTGAATTGACAGCTTTATTATCAGAGCAGGTGGCAGCAGAGATTGACCGTGAAATCTTAAGAGACTTGAGAAAAGGTGCAGCTTGGACATTACGTTGGGACTACAACGGATGGAAGAGAGGAACTGCAGCTAATCCATTAACTCAGTACACTCAAAAGGACTGGAACCAAACGTTGATTACAGCAATCAACCAAATCTCAGCACAGATTCACAAGTCTACGTTGAGAGGTGGAGCTAACTGGATTGTTGTTTCTTCTGAAATCAGTGCAATCTTTGATGACTTGGAGTACTTCCACGTATCAAACGCAGCACCTGACCAAGACCAGTACAACATGGGTATTGAAAGAGTTGGTACTTTATCAGGTAGATATCAAGTATATCGTGACCCTTACTTCCCACCTAACACAGTATTGTTAGGACACAAAGGTAACTCTTTGTTGGATACAGGTTACGTTTACGCACCATATGTACCATTACAGTTAACTCCAACAATGTATAACCCATTCAACTTTACACCTATCAAGGGTATCATGACAAGATACGCTAAGAAAATGGTTAACAACCGTTTCTATGGTAGAATCATCGTTGATGGTGTTAGAACATTCGACTTGAGAGAATTGAGATAATTTAACTCAAACTGAATAAATAAGAAGGGGACCGTTTGGTCCCCTTTTTTATTATCTGAAATTTTTTCTTTCATTTTTACATATTGGTGAATCTTCACCAAAATACTCACACCTTAATTTTACTAATTCTCTTCTGTGTTCTCTAAACTTATCCATGTCATGTGGTCGGTGTCCGTCTAATACTGCAAAAGTAATTTCACTATCTATTTTTGAAATTCTTGAACTTAATTCTCTATTATCCATATTTGTTTTAATTTAATTAATGCAAAAAAAAGAGGACTAATAAGTCCTCAATAAAAAATTTTATCACTCTGATTTGTGAATCTCAGGGTCAGGTAAATCGTTTTCTAATGGTGGTGGTGTTGTTAAGATTCTAATAGCTTTAGAAATAACCTCAGCTTCCTCCATATTATAAACACCTCTACGGTGAGCCGAACGTGCCGCTTGAATTACACTGTATAATGCTTGTTCCTGATTCATTAAGTCAATGAATTTATTTAGGTCGTCATTTGAATAGTAATTAATAATTTCAAACAACGTACCTGCAGGTTGTGGTTGTTCTTGAATT